AAGCGGTTTTCGGGCATAGAAAAAGTCCACCGTAATTCTATCAAAATTACGGTGGCATTTTGGCGGAGATGGAGAGATTAAATATACCACTTCACACCACTTTTTATTGTTTTATAAAACTACTCGCAAACCACGCATTTACGTCATTTAAGCCGTTTTTCTTGCTCCGTGTTTCACAAGCATATATTTACAATTCAGCTTTATCGTGTATAATTCGTGTACGCAAAAACAGCCGCCTCAGACCCATAAAAGTCCGAGACGGCTGAAATTCTACCTACTTAATCTTCTTTGTAATCTCGTCGCTGAGCTTCTTGATGAAGTTCACGCCTGCAATGCCATTCTCGCTGTACCCCCACTTTTTCAGCAAGGTATTAACTGCCTTTGCAGTACCTTTTCCGTATGTACCGTTCTTATCCATACCTACGTTGTGGAGTTTGACCGCCTTCGCAAGAAGCAGCAGCTCCTTGAGCGCAAGCACACCGTTTGTTTTGTCACCCTGCTTGTAGCCTGTCTTGTCAAGCACTTTCGCACTTATCTTGCTCTGTTTCTTTGGTCTCAGGAAGCCTGCAATATGGTCATAAGTATGCTTGACCTTAGTGCAGGCTTTTCCACTCCAGTTTTGGTCATACGAATAAAAATAATTCGTGTTGCCCTCACCAGTGCAGATTGCTATGTGACCCCAGCCGCCATTCAACGTGCCTGACCATATCGCTACATCGCCCTTTTTCGGCACGAAACTTGGTGTGTTCTTTACCTTTGTGAAATTTGCTTTCAGCCAAGTGTTCTTATCGAATAAATCCCAAAAATGGTGAGCGTCATACCAGAAATTCTTGATACCTGAGCCGAAGACCTCGTTGAAATATGCCGTTGCAAGGTCTACACACTGTTTGCCTGCTGCGCCGTCATAGTTAACAGCTACGCCATTGTGCTTCTTGATAAACTCATCATATGTCATTTTCTATTCCTCACTTTCGTTTGTATCCACTTTGCTTTCAACTGTGATTTTAAGCTTGTGTACTATCTTCACCAAGAATGACGGCAATGGTATACCTATCACCGCAAGATTTTCCAAGATAGAAATACATTCATTGATGATAAACCATATCGTCACGATAAGACCGAAGTAAAAGCTGACGTTTACCTCAATGCCTATCTGTGAAAGCCCTGAGATAAAGAGCCAATCAAGCACGCCTGACACCGCCACCACAAATATGTACCCAACTTTCTTGAAAAGCCCTTTAAGACCGACACGGCTTGAAAGTTCGCCCCTGTTCCATGCTTTCCACATTCCTGTGATATAGTCGATGATCATCACAAGCACCAGAATGACTATAGGTATCGCCATAACACGGAAATACGCTGACAGCCCTGCGGCTATCGCTGAAATGATGATTTTTGCTGTGTTTTCTTTCATTACTGTTCCTCGCTTTCGTATGTTTGTCCCGTGATTGTTGTATACTCCTCAGCCGTGATCCACTTGCCGACAGCAGCGTGTACCATAGCAACCGACCACAAACGGTTGTCATAGTATCTCTTGACCTTGACGTAGTTCTTACTCATCGCCGCTCACCTCATTCAGCTCTACGCCACTGATCATAGCCAGAAAATCAACGTTTGCCTTTATCCTGTCTATCTCGGTGACCTTTGGTTTGCTGAAATTATCTTCCGTCAGCCCCATGCTCTCAACCATAGATTTTTCTAAATCTGTCATGTTGTACCTCCCACTTCTGATAGTTTCACGATATACTCTTCTTCGCTTGGCACTGGTATTCGATAGCTGTCATTGCTGTTTTTGAACGTTATGCTACCGCCTGCTTCGACTGTTAGATTTCGCAGAAAATCGTCGTCAATTAGGGTTGAAATGTCGGTGATTATAGGTGTATCTAACGCCTTGATTTTCGTTCCGTCAATAGCGTTGTTTTGGGTATAGGTCTTAGCCTCATAGTCTGTCACATTCCCCTCAATGCCGTAGCCAGGCAGATTGCGGACAGATTCGGGGATTGGGTAAACGTTGCTGTGGTATGGGGCGTAGGCTGTCGGGGTGTCGCCTAGTTCGACTTGGATATCTCGTACTATCACATCTCCACGCCCTGTTCCATATGACATTGCCAGTGTATCATTTTTTGTTTTTGGCGTAAATGTCAATTTTGCGATACCCGTAGTATTCGCAAGAACTCGCTCGCCTTTTGCATAGGAACTTTCAATTCGAGCACCGTCTATTCTAGCTACCCAAAAAAAGCTAGTTAGTTCAGGCGGAACAGTAGCCTTAAGAGTGGCAACGAGTGTTTTACCTATATATTTTCCGACAGGAATGTTTATGCTTGCAAAACCCATAAAGTTGTTCACATAACTACCATCAGACTGCTTATATGATACGTAATAGTCATCTGCATTTAGCAAATTCTTTCCCTGCTCAACGACGCTCTCTGTTTCAGCGCTGACTATTTCGCCGTCAATGACCTCAGAATGACCACCTATCGACTTCACGCTCATCAACTTCGCCCCAGTCGGAACTGTCTTGGCATATGCCGTATCTGTATCGGTTTCAAATTTATGCGTCACACCCTGACCAATGTCGTACAGTGCATTTACACGTCTTGTCAATTCTTTATCCGTCAGCTTTATACGTCCTATTTCAGCTGTATTTTCAGCTATCTTACTGACTGCCGTCACGTAGTCCTCAGGCAGACTGTCAGCCACCGCCTGCGCTGTCTGTGCAGCGGTTTCAGCGGTTTTGCGGTCCTCTGCGACCTTAGCGGCGTTTTCTGCCACATTAGCCTTATCGGCTGTCACCTGTTCCGCCAACGTCTGCACTGCCTGTTTGTCTGCCGCAGTGCTGTCAGCGCAGGTCTTGGCGGTTTTTGCATAACCTGCCGTTATGTTCTTGTCGGCTGTGGTCTGCTGTGCTGATGTTGCCGCCTGCGCTGCGGATATCTTGGCGGTGTTCTGTGCAGTGACCGCCTGCTGACGTGCGGTCTCTGCACCCTGCCTTGCAGTGTCTGCCTGCGTTGCGGACGTTTCTGCAGATGCCTGTGCGGTTTCAGCACGTTTCGCCGCCTGCGTTGCCGTGTCGGCTGATTTCTCTGTGGCGGTGGCAGATTTAGCGGCGTTATTTGCCATTGTTGTCGCTGTTTCTGCGGCGGTGACGGCTGTCTGCATATCTGCGTGCGCCTGTCTGCCTATGGCATCTATGCGGTCTAGTGCGTCCATAGCCACGTCAGGTGACGGGATAGCTGTATCACCGATAGCTGCACCGATGCGCAGGCGGAATATGCGTGACTTCTTCACCAGCACATATTCATCACCTGACAGCTTCTTCGCCGCTATCTGACACGAAACTGTCTGCGCTGACCGCAGTATATCTGCCGTAGGTGTCCACTGTCCGCCTGTGATATCGACCTCATAGACAGTGCCGTCACCATAGTCTATCGTAAGCACATAGCGGTCTGCGCCGTCTACTGTCAGCCCTTCGACCGACACGGGTCTAGCGTTCGTTTCGCCGACGTAGCCCAGCAGGGCTGTGTTCAGTGTTACGTCATAATCTGCATTTAATGTTATCGTCATTTAATCACCCCTCTATGCTATCACGATATAGTCTACACGATATGTTCCAGCAGGCACGCTGACTGTGCTAGAGCCAGCGGACGGCCCCATGCAAATAACCGCATTGTATTTACCATTGAATTTAGCTACATGAACGCAGAAATTCTGATATGGCGTCGGTGTATCGTCCTGTCGGAGAGTGACAATTATCTGTGCAGGGTCGCCGTCTATATCCAGCGGTACTGCCACAGTAGGAGTTGCTGATGATACAACCTGTGTAGCTGTTTTATGCTGGATTATCGTCTGATCTAACTCGTTTACCGCCGTCTGCACCGCCGTCAGTGCGTCCACAAATGCCTGCCTTACCTGTCTGCCTTCAAATGCTGTTGATACAGTTTCTATAAATTGTGAAAGGTCTATGTTTGCCATAAATTTGCCCCCTTAGTTAGTTTGCTGAAAATTCTTTGCATAAACTGTGCCCGTGTTGCCCTCAAGGTATATCTGTCGCTTTTCATTCTCATCATATACACTGACGGAGTGATTGTTCGTGTCAAGAAAGAAGCTTGCCTTGCCGCCTGCATATGTGCGGATATCGCCTGAGTTACTGTCAATATTCACCTTTAGTTCGTCATTCCAATATAGGAAAACTCCTCCTGCCTGACAAGCAACGTGTCCGCCTATGGTACTGTTTTTTAGCACCCATTGAAGCGGTGAAAGTTCCAGCGTCCATTCTTTGTAGGATAGCTTTATAACACTATTATCCTTGCTGTTTGTTTCTATGTTGATGTTTCCACCAAGCATAGTCAACGCCTTTGCGATAATGTGTCCGTTCTCAGATACCGAAAAGGTACCTGAGCCGTTATTGATTTTAAGCCCTGTCAGCACCTTTGCCGTAATAAAATCTGTAATCAGATTTCCGTCTATCGTCCATGCTTTTGTGTACGGACCCTCTTTGGCAGAGCCACCGTCTGATGACTTCCAAAATCCCATGCCATTTAGATTGAACTGAATACATGATTTACACGTGTCGATATTGTCAGTATCCATTATAAGAACACGTCTTGGCTTTGTTGGTGGGTCAAGAATAACATTGCCGCCCTCTGCACCTGTGATAAGTTTAGTCGCATTCTCTATTTTGCTGTCTATCACCTGACGATTTCTGAATTCAGAGTTATCTATAGCAGATTGCAGGCTTTGTGTTTTCGCTGTCATAAAGCCCGAAAGGGTTTCAAATCGGTCACCGAAGGTCAACTGTGAAGCCTGCGGATTGTCAAGGTCTATGGATATACCCACAATGCGCAAATCCTCGTCTATGCCCATAAGACTATTTTTTACTCTGTACCAACAGCCGAGTTCAAACTGCTCAATGTGTTTGTCTATTCTCGAGAGGTCAAGTGCTGTTATCTGATACTGCACTTTCGCACGATTGACAGATTTAAGATACTCCTTGCCCTTGCTAAGAAGATTGCTCGCAAGGGTCACATCGTCCCATATCTGCGTGCCGCTTATAACGCCGTACTTTGCGACCAAAGAACTGTCTTCTATGTAGTCCTTGCCGCCGTTTACAGTGCCGATAGTCAACCGCTTTTCGCTGTCGGTCAACTTTGCGCCAAGAGGATAAAGACGTGTTATGACCGCCGTTTCGTCTACTTCTCGTGATATGGTTTTAAGATTTACCGCAAGTTCTATGGTGGTATCAGTGCCGTGTCCTATTTTCTCCAGATAGTCGAGATAGACCTTGCCGCCTTTATCTCTGAGCTGTATCTCACCACCGAACTTCCCTATAAGCTTGTCTGCAATGACGTCCATTGTCTTGTCCCAATTTGCAGTATATGTGTAGTTGTTGCTTGCCGTAACAGTTACCTGTCCCAGCTCTATACGCTTATCTGCACCCACCTGTGCATTGTGTTTGGAGAGGAACGAAGAAAGCACCGTTGATATACCTACCATTTTGTATTCAATATACGGCTGAACGCTGTCATATAGCCAGCCTAAACGTCCCTCGCAGGTGACTTTGCGGCATATCAGACCTCTCTCGTCCATGCTATCAGGGCATTTCAAGACCCTGCCTATAAAAATATCCTTGTCAGTGCTTTCATCATAGACCTTGACAGCCGTTGTCAGCGGTTTCAAGAGGTCATACCCTACATTGTTCGGATATATGGTAAAACTGAAACTATCCACAGCGTTGATAGACTTTGCAACCTTGCCGCCTGATATGCGGTCTGTGCCGTCGCTGTGTATGATAGTGTTTTCAGCTCCGTTTGTTATCGTTACTATGAACATCAGAGTGCCTCCTCATAAAGCTTGAGTGTCAGTGTGCCGAAGCCATAAACCGCAAGAGTGTTCAAACCTGGCTGTAATATCAGTTCGTCAAGGTCAAATTCTTTCTCCGTGTTGCGGTATACACTTGCACTTATCTCTTGGTCGTTGAGTGCAAAATAGGTGAAGCCCACACTCTTTGCATCGTCCTCTGAGCGCTTGTAAGAAAGGCGTGGGCGTATGGGTCTATCAGCATATGAATAGACTTTCAGGGTTGCAGGAGGGGCGTATCGTGTCTGTTTGACCGCTGTCAGCGATATATCCGCCAAGTTCAGATAATCGGTTTCAAAGTTGAAGTTGTCGAAACCAATATCTGAGTAATCATCAGAACGCAGAAAAGGATACGTTTTGAAGTTCACTGTCAGATCAGCGGTGCGCCGTGAAGTGAACTCAAATGCAGATGTATCAAACACAGCCGTTGCCCCCACAAAGTGATAGTCTGTCAGAAAGCTTATCCTCAACTCGTCCTTTGCACCGCTGAGCCAGCGGACAACATCACACTTGCGGCGGTAAAGTTCGTTTTCATCTTTTGCAGAAAGGCTGAATTTTATCGTGATATCACGCTGCTTGTACGTCCTTTCTCCTGCCATTTTTGAAAAGTCATAAAAGCCGTTCATAAAAGGCAGGGTGGCTTCTATCCTGTTTTCCTCCGGCTGAGATATCTGAACGCCGTCCTTTTGGATAACCAAATAGAAATCGGTGGACTTCTTGCCGCCAAACTCTATGTATTCATTAGACACTTGCAAGCCTCCTTTCACTGCTTGTGACCCTCTCACCTAGTTTTCCGTCCACCTTTGACGTGAGCTTGTCACCGTCAAGATAAATGTTTCCTTGCTGTGCAAGCTGTGGGAAGTAGGTTTCTAGGAGGGCGATGATCTTGTTCATGGTATCGTTACCGCTATTATTCACACTCTTTTCGGGGAGTGCTGAAAAGCTTGGCGGTATGATATCCGTATCCATAAGCAGCTGCAGTGACCTGTTGAACTGCATGGTGATAGTGTCCTCATTGTCTGCTATACCCTTTGCAAAAAGGTCCATCATATCAGGTGCAAAAGTGTGGAAGTTTGAAAGAGGACCCTTGTCAGGTTCAGAAAAGCCAAGAAAGTCCTTAACGCTTGAAGCTACGTCACATACAGTGTCTTTAAGGCTCTGCCACTTCTCTTTTATGCCGTCTATAAACGCCTGTATCATATCTGAACCCCATTCTTTGAAGTCGTTCCACTTGCGTGAAAACCAGTCTGTAAGGTCGATAAGCATATCAGACAAAGCGTCTGAAACAGGTGCGAAGTAGTCCACCATACCTTGTGCAATGCCCTTGATGAGCTCGACCGCTATAAGTATGCCGTCGGCAAGGATGTCAGGGAGATTTTTCAGGAGTTCCATTGTAAGCGTGCCGATGATTTCAAGTGCCGATTGAGCAAGCTTTGCCGCCGTATCACTGTCGGAAAGCGACATTGCAAGTGCATCTATTATCTGCACTGCGCCGTCTATAATAAGGTCTATGTTATCCACAAGTGCTTCTGCAATAGCGGTCACTATCTGTATCGTGCCGTCAATTATTGCAGGCATACAATCTATAACAGCTTGTATAACTGTAGGTATCTGCTCAACAATAGCATTGATAAGGTCTGGTAAAATCGTCGGCAAAGCCTGTGCTATAGTGGTTATGATCGTTGCCAACGACTGTACAAGAGGACCTGTGTTCTGTATAAGAGCTGTTGCGATAGTTGTAATGGCTGTTATGGCCGCCTGCGTTATCGTACCGATATTATCGGAAATGCCTTTTACAAGCGCCTGAAATATCTGCGTGCCTGCTTCTATAAGCTGAGGAAGCAGGTCGCTCACAAGCTGTGGAAGTTCAGCCGCTATGTCGGGAGCCAATTCACTTATGAGCGTTGTGACCCCTGAAAGAGCCTGCTTTATGACAGGCATAATGTTCTTTGCAAAGGTCTTTACTGTACTTACCATTTCTTTGATAAGATTTTTCAGGTCAGCGTTTTTGTCACCCATTCCTGCCATAAGGTTTGCCCACGCTGCTTTCACAGAACCAAGAGAACCGGAAACTGTTGTTGCCGCTTCTTTTGAAGTTGTACCTGTGATGTCAAGGTCGGTCTGTACCTTGTGGATAGCCTCTATCATTTTGTCAAATGACACGCTGTTGACGGTCTTTTCATCGACCTTTATCGAATCCCCAAGCACACCTGAATCGTTGATAAGCCTTGCCATTTCTGCCGCAGTACCGCCATAGCCGAGTTTTAAGTTATCGAGCATGGTGTAATTTTGCTTTGCAAAGCCCTGATAAGCGTTCTGGATAGAAGATATGTCAGTACCCATTTTGTTGGCATTGTCCGACATATCTACCATAGCCTCATTAGCTATCTCTGCTGCCTGAGCAGTATCACCGCCCAAGCCTTGCAAGAGCGAAGCAGAAAAGCTTGTGACATTCTGCATATAGTCATTAGCCGATATTCCTGCGGTCTTGTATGCCTCACTGGCGTACTTTACGATAGTATCAGCGTTGTCCTTGAATAGTGTTTCAACGCCGCCTATGTTCTGCTCATAGTCCGCATATGCGCTCGCAGAGCTTTTGACTATAGCGCCTATGCCTGCACTTGCCGCCGATATAGTTGCTATACCAGCTTTTGCGGCAAGTGCAAAGCCCTTTTTGATAGTGCTCCCAAAACCTGAAACGACCTTACCGCCAAGAGAACTTCCAAACTTGTGACCATCGGGCATACTATCCCCGAACGCTCTTCTCAGCTCTGACGCAAGCCCTTGCATAGACGGAACTATCTGCACATATGCTTTGCCCAGCTGTGTGCCGTTTTCTTCTGCCATGTTAGCCCTCCTTTCCTAAGATTTTTCTTCTTGCTTCCTCATAATCCTCACCGCTTTGGAACGCTGTTATCTCACTGTCGCTGTCATTCTTACCTATGAGCTTTTCAGCCATTGGCTGCGGTCTGTTCACGCCCTTTTGACCGTCCTTTGTCTGCGACCAGCATATCCACTGCAGGCGGTCAAATATCAGTGCAAGCAGTATTTCAGAAAACGAACCGCCAACACCGTTGAGTTTGCGCTTGACCCGTGATGAGCTGTCAAGACCACACAGAAAAGTCGCCACCTTTCGTGCAGACAGCGACTTAAAGTCGTATATGTGATAATACTGCGCCATATCGCAGTCAAGCTCGTCAGGATAGCGCTCCATGACAGCGGCAAGGACTAGGAGTTTTTTGCCTTAGGTGTCTGGAAGATCTCCACGATAAGCTTTGTTATCTCTTTAGCCGATACATAGCCGCACTTTTCTCTTATCTTTGCAAAAGCTTTTTCTTTCTTGCTTCCCAAGGCGGCATCAACTACTTTGACATATGCAAGAGGGTCGCCCTGTTCACACTTACCGACAGCTTCGATAAACTCATAGTCGTCAAGCGTTTTCTCCTCTATTTCAAATTCAAAACCGCTTTCTGTCTTACCTGTCAGCATAGGTTATTCCCCCTTTTTCATGTACTCATAGTGCGTGTTGCCGTTCTCATCAGGTGTGGCCGTGATAGTCAGCTCATAGCCGATAGGCTCATTGTCTTTGTAGGTGATATCAGATATCTCCGTCACCTTGCCGAACGGAACGACCACTCTTTTCAGCACGTTATTTTTCAGTATCATATCGAAAACAAACGCCTGATCTTCATGCTCTGCGCTGTTGACCTTGATAGTCAGACCAGTGTCAAGGTCGCCCGAAACATTGCTGCCATTGTAGACAGTTTTCAGCACATCTGTATTGGTACACTCTATCAGCTTTACCTTGAAAGTGTCCGTTTTTTCTGTCTGCGGTGTGTCAACAATATCTCCGCCCCAGGCTTTGATGTTTTCAGTAGAAATGCCAGAACTGTTTGTTACTCCGTCTTCTGAACAGTAGCCCAAACTTTTGAACGCTGCGTCAAGTGCTGTTGTTGCATCCGTTGGCAGTGTAGATCCTGTGACCGCTGTGAAAACCGCTCCGCCTACCTTTGGCTTGCCTGTTGATACGTTATCTTTGTTGTTTGCCATAGTATTATCACTCCTCGTCGTAGTAGGTTACATCGAATACCGCCTGATAGCGATATCGTTTTGTTTCTGTGTCTGTATAGTTGTAGTCTGACGTGCACGCACAGCGGCATACATTGCCCTGTGACACGCTTTCAGACATAGCCTTTTTAACTTTTGCGTTAAGCTCTGCCGCCCCGTATAGGCTCGCTGAGTAGCTCTGAACGGCTACGGTGGCAGAGGTGATAAGGTCATTCTCTGCCGAGCCTAGCTTGTCGATAAGCACATACTCTTTTGGTGGGTTTTTAGGTTCTTCAAGATAAACTGAAACGTCAAGCTTTGCTCCCAGCCAATCAAGAATTATCTTCTCTATCACTTGCCAAGCACCGCCTTTAAAAGCGTGTTATCTTTAAGGTTAGCACGCTGAGCTTTCTTTGTCTTAGCCTTGACGATAGCGACCTTACGGCGCATTTTCGGGTATCTTGTCCATGTGATAGTATACGCTTTATGCCCCGTGCCAAGACGTTGAACGGCTCTGTCAGCATATCCCTTGACCATGCTTTCAACAGGTGCAGAGCAGAGAAAAGCCGCAATTGCGTTGTGGTCAAGCTCTATATTAACTTTACTCATAGCGTTCCACCTTTACTTTCTTGTTCCATTGTAAAGGGATATTATCATCAATGCCCTGCGTAGGGATACCCACAGTTTTGAATGTCATTCCCCAGAACTCGACTTCTGTATTCTCCCATGTGTGCGTGTCACCTTTTGGTATCGCAAGCACATAAGCTATGCGTTTGCCTGACAGGTTGATCTCGTTCACAACGTCCTCTGCAGACGGCTCGCCCACAAGCACGTTTTCGACAACTTCCTGAGATACCTCATATGTAGGTCTGTTGAAGTCGTCAATGCCTGTCTGCGTTTTTACAGAAAGCTTAACAGGTATGCCTTTGATATTTAATCTCATACATCATATACCTCCATTGCACCGTATCTCTGTCGCATAACGCCCAGTTCTTTCAGCTCATTTCTGAGGAAATACAGCTGCTGTCCTGCGTTGAGATATGTCATTGATACTGAATAGCCCATAGCCGACTGTGAAGCCTGCGAAGTCGCAGGAGAGCTGTCCGCTATAGCGTCAACAGCTCTCAGCGTGGCACGAACTATGATATCTTTTGCCACAAGCTCTACGTCAGGCTCATCAGCTATCATAATGTCAAGATCTTTGCCATACTTCTTGCAGGCAGTTGAAAGCTTTGCGCAGGCGACAGGCAACAGAGCCGCTGCCTTTTCCTGCTCCTCAGTCGTGAGCTTTCGACCGAGCCTTATAACGTCCTCGATAGTTGCGTACTCTGCCGCCATTTATGCCGCCCCCTTACTTAGCTGCTGACTGAATGACAGCGAATGCAGACTTGTCAAGAATGCCCCAACCGAGATATGTCTCCGCTCTGATGTATACCTGATTGTATCCCTGAAGATCCTGTCCACTGTTGTCAGGATCGCCGTACTCGATGACTTTAAGCGGAATTTCCTTTGAGTAGCCCCACTTGAACGCCGTTGCAAAGTCGCCAACGATCGCAAGATCTTTGCTGGAGTTGAAGGAAACTGTGTTGTTTGTCACGGTCTGAATGCCGTTCATAGAAGTCGGTGCATTGCCCCAAGCAAGGTCAGGATAGATCTTTCTGCCGCTTGTGTCCACCATTTTTGCAAGGTCAGATCTGAATGACGGCGCCATTGTAAGACCTGAGATATCATATTCGTTGTCCTGCACTGCAGCGATAGCCTCCTCGATAAGAGCGTCAGGAGTCTTTGGTGACGTGCTGTCCTGCTTTATCACAGTTACGCCGTTGTCAAAGTGGTTTGTACCTATAAGCGTAGAAGCTGTCTTGGCTCTTGGATTAACGCCGTGAAAAGCCATGATGTCAAGGGCTCTTGCCACTTTCTTTGCAAAGCCGTCAGAGAAATTTCTCAGAATGTCTATCTGAGCTTCCTCAGAAGCGTAGAGAAATTCGTCTGAAATTCGTGAGCCGTACTCAAGCTTAACAGGAACGATAGTCACAGGTGCAAGTGCAACGCTTCCCCTTGTCTTTTTGCCGTTTTCACCCACGAGATCTGCTTCATCATCCATTGTGAAAATGTACTCTTTCTGTCCGTTGAATGCGATAGGTGTCTGGTCGCAAAGAGCAGCCAATGAGGACTTACCCTTAACCTTGTCAAAAAGTTCTGTTACAAGAACAGGGTCAAACTTATTTTCCTTTGAGAGAATATCTGGCATAAAAATTACTTCCTTTCTTTACTTTATAAGACCTGCAAGCAGCGACTTATATGCCGCATTCTTGCCGTCTGCGTGATTGTGTTCTGTGTGACCAAGAGGGGCTGTCTGCTTCTTGCCGATAAACTTTGCAAATGTTTCAGCGTCCTTCTTGATAGCTTCTTCTGTGTCTCCTGAAAGCTTGTTCGCAAGCTCATAAGGAATACCGTTTTCGTGGGCAATTCTCATTTTTACCGAGCTGGTCTCGTATGCCTTGTTCTTAGCCGTGAGGTCTGCGATAGCTGTATCCTTTTCCGCAAGCTTGCCTGTAAGGTCGGTGATCTTACCATTAAGGTCGGCTGTCTTCGTCTTGAAATCGTCAGGGGAAATGTAACCCTCAAACTGTTTCTTGACTGTATCCGTGTTGCGGTCGAGCCTTGCCTTTATCGCATTGTCGAAGGCTTCCTGTGTTGTTATAGCTTCAAATTCTGCCATAGTGTTTCCTTTCCCCGCTTTACCCTGCGGTGTAGGTGATATATAATAAACTGTTACCAGCTTATTTTCTGTACTTTCTTCTTGTCCGAAGAGTTAGCGCACGCCCAGTGAGCAAGTACCACCGCCTCAAGCAGTGATATGTCGGCGCCCTCAAGAATTGAGGTATAGCCAAAACCTCCGCCTGAGCTTATCGCTCTGTGTTCACAGTTGGCAATGACCTGTTCAAGGGAAGGTTGGTCAGCGTGACAAATATTCTGCGCGAATACTCCTCGCTCAAAACCTGCTGACGAAGTGATCACATCAGCGACTTTCGGCAGGATAGGTTTGCGCTTGATACCTGCGTTCTTCATATCCGCCGCAAGCAAAGACTGTCCGTTCGCTCCGTCAATGACGGTTTCACGCATATGCGGATTGCGCAGATATGCGATTATCCAGCCGTTTCCCTCTCTTACAGGGCGGCAGTCGATAGCCTCGACAAATATCTTGCCGTCTGCTGTTTTCGCAGCGACAGCCAAAGATACATTATCCGTGACTTTTGCATACTTGATGCCGAAAAACAGCTCTCTGCTGATATCGGGCTTACCGTTGATACAAAGTGCCTGCCATTCTCCCTTGCTGATAGCCGACTTCTGATTATAGGTCAGCCACAAACCTAAACGCTGGATGTTATCGTCAACCTGATCGTCTTTCGGGTCGCCAAGCTCTGAGCGTATCTTACGCTCTGTGAGGATAGTGCCTAAAGACGGATTAGTGGCGTACCAAAGCTCAGGATCATGCGCGTTCGTGAGCTTCGGCACAGACCATTCAGCCCAGCCGTCATCACCGCCTTTGCCCGATATCGTCTTTTGTCTGTACTTCGTAAAAACCGTACCAGCGGACACCATTGTTGGCGGCGTTCCGCACATCAAGGTCTGAGGGTTGCGACTGTCTGTGACGGTATATTTTAGGGCTGTTTCTTGGTCTGTGGTGTATTCCTGTGCTTCGTCTATGATAAGCAGGTCATAGCCCTCGCCAAGTCCGCCTTTGCTGGAACGTGTACGGAAATTGATAAGTCCGTCGCCTTTGAGCCATTGTATACGCTCCAAGCCCATCTGTTTTGTAGTCTTGAAGTCCTCTTTTTCAAGAAAGCCCATTTTTGTAATAAGGTCGATTATCTTCTCCCATGCCGAATGTGATGTTGTAGTTCGGTGGGCGGTGTAAAGAACACGCTCGCCGTTTTGCAGACCATAGATCGCACGCATTATAAGCAGTTCCGACTTGCCATTACGTCTTGGTATCGACCAGCCGAATTTCATATGCTTCCACAAGCCTTCCTCGTCCACAGCCATGATGTCATAAAGCATTAACTCCTGCCATTCCTGTGCGGTGCGCCCCGATTTGTTATACATTGCGATAGCCTCATTGCCTTTGGTCTGCTCATATGGCAACACTACCGATATGGTGGGGGTCTGCCTGCCGACTCTCTTATCCTCAATAGTGGATTACCTCCTTTTAGGTACTAAAAAAGCACCCGTTAAGGTGCTTGGTTTGATATTTACTTTGTCGATTTGACCTTTTCGGCATTGGATAAAACTATACTCAATGACCTTTCACAGCGTATCAGTGCCGCAGCATAATCAGCGTTATCCTTTATCTTCTGAATTTCAGTTCTGATGTTCTCAATATCACTCTTAGCTCTCCGCAGCTGCCATATTGTATCCCGGTCAAGTGCCATAATATCCGTCCTTTCTGATTTTGGGTATAAAAATACCGCCTCGCCGTAGCGGAGCGGTCAAGCATTATTGTTTTTAAAATCTTCTTTAGAAATTTTTAATTCACAAGCACACCTGTCTTTGGCTATTTCTAACGGTATGCCCTCTGGATATGTCAAACAATAATTTTTTTCTTCGTCATTTTCATGCCCGACAATAATAACATCATCGCCGCTTTGACGAAGTGCTTCCATTTCAGCATCATAAGAAATGCAATTTTTACATTGTTTCATTTTGTCAATGCCTCCTTTAACATTTGCTCAATATAATCAGGAAATTCTTCTCCGTGGTAATGTGCACAAAAACATTCTGCAAAAAACTCGTGACTGTCCGTGCTTGCATACTGCGAAATGCTATAAATATCGCCTGTCTGCTTTGCCTTGCGAAAAGCATCATCAACCATGCTTTTTATTTTCACACTTCTTGGATCACCATAATTTTTACAATACAGACCTCTGTTAATTTGTCCGAAATATTGATCTGCAATAATGTGCCCATATTCATGTGCTACTGTTGCTTTTACCGCATTTGTGCCACTGAATGTACTTGACATACTCCACCGGCTATATTTTATACCTTCTTCTATTTGAGCAAGGTCTTTCTTTAATTTTCTGACCTGTGCAGCACTATATTTGCCACTGCTTATTGCTGCTTGATATTCAGGAATAAGCTTGGCAAATTGCTCATTCCTTGTTTTCCAATCGGTAACCATTGCTGGTGGTTCGTTAAGATATTTAGTGCTTATATCCAAGCCTCCACCATTTGCTCGAGCGTTTGCTTTTTTTAGTGTTGACGAACAATTTATATCTTGTAACTTATCAACGGGGTATTTTGCAGTTAAGTCAGTTAATGTTTCATTCACCGTATTAAGTGAATTGAGATTTTTGACATTTTTCACGTTAACTTTGTCGGCAAATTTTAGTGTATATTCCTTGGCATTTTCAATGGTATCAGCAGGAATGAATTTAGCCATACTGCTATTTTCCTTCATTATACCACTTCCACCCCGTTTGTCAAGCCTCACAGGCTGTCTTGAACCGGCTGTCTTCATCTGCTCAAGCTCTTCATCTGAGATGTTCCACTTGGTCTTGCTCCACACGTTTTGTGCCTTTCTACCGTTGAGGTATGTAACAGTACAGCCGCAGTTATCATGCCTGCGGTAAACGTCTTTTGGAACATCTTCGGGATAGTGATATTTACCTGCAAGCTTTGAACACCACTTACAGCAGCCGCCGTGATCGTTGCGAATGATGTAGCAGTCCAGCCCTGCATCAGAACGAAACTTCACGTTTTTTTGCACATAATCGTTGTAAAAACTCTCGGTGATGTTCTGCGCCGGAGCTGTCATTCGCCGTATCATCACTTCTTCTGCAATATCCGGTGCAGAAGCCGCATTGACTACCGCCTGCACACGCTCGGTAGGGAAGGCAGCCTGCTGAGGTGTGATGTTTATGCCTGCTTGGTTGTCAAGGGCTTTCTGACATTCTGTTGCCGCAGAATTGATGATATCGTAGTTATCTTTCAACACGCCCGTGAGTATGGTATCGGCAATGTTGTAGTACATCTTGCCGTCAGGCAAAGCCGCTACGTTGACGTGTGTACCGATAGTCTGAGAGACCCTAAATCCGAGCTGTTTCGATAGCAGGGCGACTTCTTCCATTTTCGCAGTGCCACCCTCTATTTTCTTCAAAACCGATTGAATGTACTTATCAGCCTTGCACGTCTTTTGAAACTCAGCTCGTATTTTTCCAAGCAGTTCTGCACCGATATCAGCCATTGTTTTCGCCCTCTATGCCTGTGAGCTGACGAATACCCTTTGCACCTAGATAGTCAGGTACAGCCTGATTGATTTTCAGAATAGCGTCGCCCACACCTGAGAGTGCAGCGGAATCAGGCTCAAAAATAGGAAGCCACTGCGGTTTGATGTCACTGAAAGCATAGCGCATATAGGCCGTGTTATCACGAACGCAGGCGGCAAGATAAGCCACGTTAAGGAAACCACTGCCAAACGTTCTCTGCGCCTTGCGTGCGGTAAGCCTGAGATTTTCGTGTGCCGCTCTGATCGCTTCACAGCTGGCAGGGTTGGATGTTGCGAAACCCAAGTCGTCAAGGGTCAGCCCTGTTTCTCCGGCGAACAGTGAAGCTATAGATTTAAGCTGTTCAGAGTAAGGTGACATGGACTGCTGCTGAAATTGTCCGGCAGTAGGATTGCCGCCATCATCATCTTTGGTGATAGTCAGCAGTGAGGACATTGTTGCACCCCATTTGTCCATTTTCTCCAATTTCTCGGCATCATTCGAAAGACCAAGTATATATTTTTGTGGGAAACTGTAAAACTCGGCTGATACTTCTGACCGCCTGAGTGTTCTCATAGCCTCCTGCACAAGCTCCATACACGCCCTTGATATCCTGCTGTGACCGAAAGGACGAACAGCGTCAGGGCGGTATATGATAGGCACAAGCAGAGGATAAGGCGCAGGATTGTCATAGATCTCAACATCATAGCCTCTGCGATATATCTCTGTCTGTTCGGCGGTGAAGTAAGCTTCAATGGTGGGGTTGAAATTATTATCCCTGTCAAGTACTGCATAGCCCTCACGGAGCATATTCGTGATAGGGTCGATGATGCCAGTAGCGTTACTGCCGTCAATGACCTGCAAGCGTGGATAACCTGTTTCATCAGCCGAGATATACACAAAACAGCAGGAGGACACCAACGCTGAGAGAATAGCAGAATCAAAGAACACGTCACGATTATTGTTGTCAAATATCTCGTTGACGTAGAAAGTGTTGTCCTCAAAGCTGTCAAATACTATTCTGTCCGCAAGGGTATCAACAGCTTTTGCACACCAGCCTAGCACAGGACGCATCCAGTTATAGCTTGGTGGTATCATTTTGCCCATGTCAGTAAGGCCGTTCTTCATGTGATAGTAGTCATAGCGCACATTGACCCTCGAAGCCTTTGAAGAAAGCTTCTTTTTCAAATATGCCATGCCTTTGTATTCGCTCATCTTGTATATCCTTTCCAATTATTTCAACTCTGCGAGAAATATAAGCAGTGCGGCGGTGAAGGTCATTTTTGACCTCAAAAGGGGGCATACCCCCATATTGTCAATAATTTGTTAAAAATTCTTCCAATCGTAGCATTGTGGTAAAACTCGGTTGGAAATCAGGTCAAGAGACTGGTCAAACACCTGTTTTTCCACCAATTTGTCAGATTTCTGGCGATTACAACACCAATGTGCCAACTGCAAGTTTGAAATGTCCGAAGGGTGACCGCCTTTGGCAATGGGTATGATATGATCTATGCAAGCTGACAGTGGGTGCGGATATTTCAATGAAAAATCAACAGGCTTACCACAGATACCGCAAACTGTTTGGGTAGCGTAGATTTTCTTCTTGTTGATACGGAACTGCTGTTGGTGTGAACCGCTTCGGTCTGGTCTTGGTATTGGCATTGTATACCTCCGTGCAACGCAAAAGCGACCGCAAAATGCAGCCGCTATGTTATTTCTTTCCAAGCTTTATGAGCTTGTCGTTTGCTGTTGTCTTACCTCGCAATACGAGTCCATCTTTACCGATCGTGCCGTGATGAGTCTTCGTTCTTTGATAAATATCATTTTTATCTGCTGATTGCATTCTGCCGCCATGAACTTTTTGAACAGTGGTTGCTCTTGAGTATTCAAACGAGATAGAACCGTCACCCTGCTTTTTAAAAACAGGTTTTGAATATCCATTCTTTTTAGCAACATTTTCGAAACGTTTCATAACTGTTCGTTGTTCTGACGTTGTACCACTAGCAACACCTATTCCGCTCGAACTTCCTCTACCACCCATTTATCCTGGCTCCTTTCCATTTATCCTGAAACGCTTTTATGTGTACAATATTCCCCTTGCATTCGTCTGGAACATTGCCGTAAAACAATATAGTTTCCGGTCTAAGTTTTTCGCACATAACCTCATAACCTGATATGAATGCGGCTTTTGCAGCATTGTCATTCTGTGTTCCTATAGATGATACTGCCACCGTGCCACCCTTAGGTTCTCCGTCAAAACACCATTTGAATGACTTTTCGTCGCTCCAACATATAGTTGGAATAACTTCAATTCCGTTATCTTCCCAAAACGCACCGAGCCAATGCTTGCGGTAATGATTGTATATCTGCATTGCTGTCGGAAAATCAGCATATAGTGAAAAATCAGGAGTAAGGACACATCTGAAACCTTTGAGAATATCAAGATAGGCGGTCGGATTGTTCCAAAGCCTGAGAAATTGATAATCATCAAGAAAGAAATGTACTCCCTTATTCTGCCTGTTCTTTGTCGTCTTTGCATAATTAAAGCCAATAAGTTCAGGAAAATCTGTAATCTTTGAGCCTGTCAGCTGAGGTATATCATATTTACCTGCACCAGCATAAAAGCCGTGCTGTAAATTTTCATAGCGTTGTTTATTATTCAATTCAGCACCGCCTTTTTTTGTTTTCCAACGCAAAAAGCACCCCATAGGAGTGCCTCTTGTGAAAATATTTTAAGGAGTTTTGTAAATGGTGGAGCAGATCTTAGCGGTGGCTCGCTCTCGACCTGCATAGCCCCTTACGGGGCTTAGAAAATTGGAGGTGACTTCAATGAAAGTACAAGTCTGAGGTACATCTACACTTTCCTCAGTTTAAATTATAACACAGTAAAAACCGACAAAACCGACAAATCAAGATTTTTTTGAAATATATCTTTTTATCTTCTTTTCAACTGCGTCCTCTGTGATTCTCCCACCACTAACCTGCATAGCTATCTGCAAGTACGTCTTACCCTTGATGAATTTCAGCACGAACATTCGCCGTGTCTGACAGTCCTCTATCCCCTTGATAAATTCCTCCACAGCCCTCTGCTCACGCTCTAGCCGTGCCTGTTCGCACAGCAGTGAAAGTGTATCGCCACTTGGCAGAAAGCCGTCTATGCGTGTGCTGTGCGGCGTGTAGGACGGTGGAGTGCATACGCTGATACTGTCGGCAACGTACTTGCCTGAAAGCTCTGCCTTGATGTCCTCAATGGCTGAGACGTTCCTGCGGTAGGCTTTCAGGCGTGACATGGTCATTGGGTCAGCCATTAGCAACACCGTCCATTCTTGTGCCACAATTAGGGCAGTAATTATAATAGCAATGCCCACAATAATATGCCGTTTCAGTTAATCCTTTGCATTCGGAACAAATCCATTGTTTACTGTCAACTGGGTCATTGCTAGGTTTAAACCATTCTCCATGTTTGACTTCCTGCACGTCTGCAGTAGGTTGTTCGTTGATTATATCAGCGATACTGCTGTTGTCACCCAGAATGCCTGTTATGCCCTTTTCGTATATCGGCATACACGCCGCAGATAATTCGTTGATCAGATTGTCTGCGTCAATATATTTTGTCACTTTTATCCCTCCTCGATCATTCTTCCGCAAACAGGACAGAATTCAAAGCGGACTTCCTTGCCGTCTGCACCAAGCTTTTCGCTCCACTCTGTCACTCCATTGCAGTATTCACAGCCTGCATATTCAGGTAAGTTTACTCCGTTATGTTTCGCAAGCCCCTCGTCGTGGAGTATCAGTTCAAGTGCCTGCAATGCGTATGTGAGCTTTTCTTCTCTGTCCTGCGTTTTGTTTATCTTCCAGACCGTTGTCTGCCCTCTGCGGATATTCTCCTGCATTATGCAGGCTTGCCTGAAAAACCTGCCGTTTCGCTCTTTACTGTGAAGATATTCCCGCTTGTATTCCGCCTGCTTGTCCTCGCATATCTCTTTTGACCACCCCTCATGCCTGTTCTTGTAGCCAAGTCTTGATAACTGTGAGAAATACTTATATTCCTCAGCAGGATATTCGTCATAGATGAGCCTGCCGTCTATCGCCATATCTTCATATCGTGCAAATTCTTCTTGTGACATTCTTTTGAAATCTGTTTTTATAGTTGATACCCCCTCTGTGAAGGGTTGTGAAGGGTTTGCACCCTTTTTAAAGAACTCTTTCTTTATATATATTCTTTTTTATTTTCTAATACGAAAGGTTAGAAAAACCCTTCAACCCTACACAACCCTACACGCTTACAATTACTTACACATTATCAAGTGACAGTCCATTGAAGTATATACCGCCCCTTGTTCTTACTTTCTCAAAGCGTTTTGCAAGCTCCATACCGAACTTTGTTGAACTCATACGATATTCATTGTTCTGCTCAGCCCAGTTAAGATACGCCGCAAAAAGCTGACTTGACTTAACGCTCAGACCCTTGCCCACAGTACACTTATCCTCAACAAATGCAGAGATAACGTCCATTTCACGGCGGTACTCCCTCACTTCTTCAAGGACGGCACGAGGCATTTTAAGCCCCTCTTTCTGCCACAGCAGACAGCCCTCAACTGCCCAGCGGAATATACCCGTAAGCTCCGCCGACAGCTTGTATTTAAGCCTGCGGTCTATCTTTTCTTCGGGTATCTGCACAGTGAAGGGTATCATATGTATCCTTCGCCATATGCCCGTATCTGTTCCTCTGATGACAGGCTTATGGTTTGTCGCCATCCAAAGTTTGAACTCAGGTTTGAACTCGAACTCGTCGCCGTAAAGCTTTCTTGCCGTAACAGTATCATCGCCTGTAAGCTGTTTGAGCAGACCCTCGTTGATACGAACACCCTCGTTAGGCTCAACGCTTGTCACGAGCCTTGCACCTTTGAGCCTTGCAATATCGCTGTTTATGGCGGTGCTCTGATTTGAACGCACCATAATAGTTTCAGGCTGGATATTTGCCGCATAGTCCCCGAAAATATCCCTTATGATATCAATGAAAGTTGACTTGCCGTTTCGTCCTGTTCCGTATAGAAAGAACGCACATTGCTCGGTGGTCGAGCCTGTCAGGGAATATCCCACAGCTTTCTGAACGTATCTGATAAGGTCTTTATCCCCTCTGAAAATGTCGTCAAGAAAGGCAAGCCAGCGAGGACAATCGGCATTCTCTGAATACTCAACGGCTGTCATTTTCGTCAGATATGTCATAGGGTCGTGAGGAGATATGCCGCCGCTTCGCAGGTCGATAACTCCACCTGGGGTATTGAGAACAGTTTTAAATCTGTCCATCTGAGCCGGCAGAACAGGAACGTGGTGCATGACCTCGCTTAGCATTGCGTTCTTTGATTTGTTAGAACGGCAGGACTTCATATGCTTTTCAAAAGCTTTCGCCATATCCGTTCCCTCGTCTGCGTCAAGCTGAGCGTACACCTTTGCCTCTGCCGCCATACAAGCCACAGCCTTATCTGCAAGACGTTTAACTGTGCCTGTCATATCGGTACACCACTTTCTGCCGTCATACCAAAGCCAGCGTTTGTCTGTATAACAGTATCTCACCTGCTCGCCAAAAAGGTCAACAAAGCGTTCTGCGTTGCCCGTATCGTCAAATGAATAAAGTCTTGGCTTGGCTTCTTCCTGCTCTACAGCACCCACAGAAATCGGCTCAGAGGGCGACTTGAAGTTAAGAGAAAATCCCCCTGCGAACTTTGGCGAATAGGTCTTGTCACAATCTGCAATGGCTTTCTGGATCGTGAGTGCGCCATAGGTCGAACCGCTTTGCGCCCTGTCCCACTTTTCACGCATAAGACCAGAGGAGCGGAATATCATATCCATTTTTTCTGCGTCACAGCCTGTCCAAAACGCAAGCATCGAGCAGAACGCCATATCAGCCTCAGACTGAGAGGTATATCCTGCGGTTCTTCCACTGTAGAGCGACACGAACTTTCCGCCGTTCTTTGCTCCTGCCGCCGCTTTGATTATCTGGTCTGCGGTGTCAAGTCTGACAGCAGGAACAGCCTTTGCCACAGGCTCATGACCGCCTCCTATGTACTTTTCGTGCAATGGCTTTATGCTGTCGGAACACTCTGCGATACTCTCATATTCTGAGCAGGAGTTGCCTGTCATAACGAAAAATCTGCCGTCCTCATACATCTCAACTGAGCCTTTACGTCTGCCACGCTTCGGGAGCGTTCCTCTGCATATGATATGTATGCCCTTGCCCGATTGAGATATCTCAGTATAACTTTGCAGGGTTGAGATAAATTCAGATATGATGTTGCCGTTCTCTCCCCTCTGGTATGCCTCAAGCTCCTCCTCTTTGCCGTCAATGTCAACACCGAAATATGGACAGCCACCGAACATAAATCCTATGCCCGAATGTTTTTCCGAGGCTCTCACAGCCGTATCGAAATCGCACCAAGTAGAGGGGTTATTTGACATAGCCCCTCCGCCGGTAAGTGCGTTTATCGGCACTTTCTTTATCTTCCCTCTCTTTTCATCAGGCACAGCGTCCCAGCATATCCAGTTTGGCAGGGCTTTAATCTCCTGCGGTATTTGTTCGTACATATATCCAACTCCTAACATAAATTTTGAAAAGTCAAAGCCTTTCACTTATCCCCGAAAAACGTTCAAAAAGTTGCATTAAAAATGCAACAATTGCAGAAATGTTGCCAAATTAAAATATAAATCATTTGTTTGCACAAAATATCATCTGCGTTTTTATGCAAAAGCACTATGACTTTTCGCTTTTCTCAGAAATCAGAACGGCACGCCGTCATCTGTAAGCACGTCCTCAAAATCTTCAAGGGAGCCTATGGCGCTGTCAGCCTGCGTATTTGTCTTAGGCGTTGCAAAGCCCGTCTGCTTAGTTGCAAAGCTGTCCGCCTTCGGTGCAGAGGACTTAAACTTATGCTTGCATTCAGGATACTTTGTAGGGTTGACAAAATTAATGCGTTCCTGCTCTTTGCCGTTCCATTCCTCGTGCGTGAGATCTACCCTTATGCACTTGTTCAGCAGGTCGGTGCAGTATGCTTTAAGGCTCTCATATTCCTTGCCGTCAGGAAGCTTAGCCGCCTTGCCCATCGCCATAAGCTGAGCAAAGTTGTAGCCCTCCACCTGCATATCGTTCTCGTTAGGTTCATGCTTTTTCCATATGGTATGAAACAGGCAGGAGTTGCCGTATTTCTGCCCCTGCACGTCATTTCTGATGACCAGCGTGAAGTTAAGACCCACCGAGCCTTTCTTTGTCGTGCGTTCCTCGATAGCGGTTATGATGCACTCGTAATCGCCCTCAGGCTTTAATCCGTTCTGAAATGCCTCTGATTGATTTGACTTAAATCCCATTTTTTATTCCTCCGTTAGTAAATTTACTGCGTCCTCTGCTGATCGGCATATGCCTGCCAATGCTCCGCACTCACGCATTTTTGTTATGAACTTCTTCTGCTCAGGACGAACTCGTCCCGACTTTGTTTTAACTTCGATAAAGACAGCTCTGCCGTCCTTATGCCTTACGCCGAACAGGTCTGAAAAACCTTTCGGCACTCCTGTGGTGAAATATCTGCCGTCAACTGTTTTCCCCTCGCCCACGTTCACACGAAAGACAGTGCAGTAGGGCGATACCGCACAGCGTATCTCGTTTTGTATCCTGTGTTCTTCCGTCAACCTATAAGCCCCCTTTGCCTTGCCTGATAATACGCCCAGCCTGATTTGTAGCCGTGACTTTTCGCATACTGCAAAAGTTCGGGATAGGTATGACAATCGGCAGGGCTTGAAAAATCAAGCTTAAATCCCTCCACCTTTACAAGCCCCACGCTGCTGTCAGTTTCAAGCTTTCTCTCGGCTGAGGGGAACTCATATCCGCAATGAGGACAGCATACTTTCACCCCCGCAGGAGGAGCAGAGAAAGTATAGAAACATTCAGGGCATTGTTTCACCTTGTCGCTCTGCTCCTGCTTTTTATGCTGAGCTTTCGGCTTTTTCTCCAAGCTCCACTCCCTGTCATCGTCAGGCATACCAAACCTTGCATAGTTGCCAACGTGGTCGATTATGACGGCTCTTTTATCAGGACGATACCGCATACATCTCATAGCCTGCTGAATGTAAAGAGTAAGGCTCTTGGTGGGTCGCAGAAGTATGGCACACTCGCAGTCGGGGACGTCAAAGCCCTCTGAGATAAGGTCAACGTTGCACAGCACAGTTATATCTCCCCTGCGGAAAGCTGAGATAATGCTGTCACGCTCGCTCTTAGGAGTAGAGCCGTCAATGTGTGCCGCCTTTATGCCGTTGTCATTAAATACATCTGCCGTCCGCTGAGAATGTCTGACGGAAGCACAGTAGCAGACCGCTTTTTTGCCATTTGCTAACTGTTTGTAATACTTTATGACGTCGCCGAAAACAGTGTTTTTCACCATAGCTTTCTCAATCTCCGCCGCCATATATTCCCCGTGAGAAACGTGAAGCCCTGTAAGGTCGGCAACGTCAGGAGCATAGTAGTCATAAGGTGCAAGACAGCTGTTATCAATAAGCCATTTTGCGGATACGCCAACGATAAGCTTGTCGTTCACGTCACCAAGCCCGTCACCATTAAGGCGAACAGGAGTCGCTGTAACGCCCACTCTCGGCACGTCTGAAAAGTATTCGTATATGCGTTTGTATGACTGAGCAAGGCTGTGATGATTTTCGTCAGTTATGATAAGTGCAGGTCTGGCAAGCTTTTTAAGCCGTCTTGTAATAGTCTGCACCATACCCACCTCGCAGAGTTTCATATCAACGCCCCAGCGAATAAACGTCTTTTTTATCTGATCCACAAGCTCACGGCGGTGGACAAGAAAAAGCACTCTCTTGCCGTTAAAGGTCGTTCGCCTTGCCATTTCAGCCACAATGCAGGACTTTCCGCCACCGCAGGGCAGGACTATGCAGGGTGCTTTATACCCTGCACGCCACGCCTGCCTTACCTGCTCCACCAGCTCATTCTGATACGCTCTCAGCTTCATTGGACTTCGCCGCCTTTACCCTTTTCAGAACGCACTTCATACAAAGCTGTTTGCCGTAATTCTTCATCGAGCCGTCTATTATCTGCTGAACAGTACGCTTGCCGTCTGACATTATCGTCTTTCCGCACTCTGAGCAGATATGTTCGTCTGCAAGATGATAGTATGTCCTCAGCGCTTCATCAACAAGTTTCAGATCGTTGCTTATGTACATACTGTCAAACAGCCCGATAGGACTTTTGCAGGTGTCAGTGCCGTCCGTCTGAGTGGCGAAAAGATACTTGCCGTCAACCACAACAGTTTTAAGCACAGTTGTGAACATACCCTCGACAGTTATCTTCTCATCAAGCAGCTTGCCGATAGTTTTAGCTTTCTGCCTGCCGTCCTCGCCTGTATCAAGGTGATTGAGAAAATACACGATAACGTCCTCCGGAAGCATTTCAACGCTTCTCACAAGCTCCCAGAAATTCTTTGCAATGTCAGTGAACTTCTGATAGCCCGTTTCCTTTGCACGGCGCATAAACTCGTTCACCATAAGATACTGACTATCGTCAACGGCTATGGACTTTGCCGTCTGAGCTTTCATAAAGCGTTCTATCTCACCGTAATTGTCAGTATGTATCGTTGACTTAAACTGTGTGCGGAACGGAAGCTGTTTTCCGTTCACGTTCACAAGTGCAAGCTCGTCCTCTTTGAAATTTCTCAGGGAAGCAGATTTGCCGCTTCCCGAAAAGCCTAATACAAGTATCGCAAGTCCCATTCTCTTTTCCTCCTTATCTTATGGTCAGTCCCGGTCTGCGGACAACTGCCGCATATGGTATCTCTCTGCCTGCCTCGATAGCCGCCTTGACAGCCGTCTTGCTTATGTCAGGATCTTTGTATTTCAGCAGGCTGTCATCATTGACCTTTGCCCACTCCACAAAGGCTTTCGGGTCTGTTATCTCGGTGCTTTCCCTGCCCTTTGTTATGCTTATCTTAGCCATAACGCCCTCTATTTTGTTAAGGTTGACCCTCTGCATACTGTTCATAAGATAAGCTTTAAGGCTCTCTGCCTGCTTGACCTTCTGCTCACGTCTTGCTTTGAGGGCTTTCTCCTCTGCTTCAAGCATTTTCGCCTCGCTGTTCAGCACCTTAACATAAGCCGCAACGTTCTCTGCCTTGTCTGTAAACTCAGCCTCAACGCATTCAAGGGTATCAAACCACACCTTTTCAGCCTCAGCCTTTTCCTCTGCCGTAAGCTCGGCATTTTCCGTCATATCCTCAAGGCTGTCAAAAAGCCTCTGAAAATCGTTTGTAAGCTCATAAAGTTTCATTTTTATACCTCCAGTTTTGAATTGATTATATCCGCAAGCTGTCTTGCTTTTTGTGTGAAAAGTCCGTAATTGTCGCTGTCATTATGCTCGTTCACGAAGTCCACGAGCCTTGTTACGCTGTCAACAGCGGTGGAAAGATAAGCCTTGAATATGGCTTTATCGTCCTGCGTTGGCGTGATCTCCGCCTTCCCCGCAAGCTTTTTCTCATACTCCGTCTTAGTTCTGTCAAGCTCCTCACGAAGCTGTGAAAGCTTGTCCTGCTTATCCTTTTCAGCCTGCTCAGCTTTCTGCAAAAGTTCTCTGCGGTCTTTCAGGCTGTCTTCTTCAAGCTTTGAATATTTTTCCGACCAGTCAAGGTCAACACGCCGCATAGCGTCTTTAAGGTTTGCCACCTCTTTGCTGTCCGTTTCCACAGCTACCTCGATAGGACGGCTCTCAAGGTCCTTTATCTCGGCTTCAAGCTGACGTATGCGCCTGTCTGCCTTATCTCTCTGTTTCGAGATCGTATCGCAGATGTTGTTCATATCCTCAAGCCTGTGACTGAGCACATCAGCATTGGCAGCTTTGACTTTCAGCTCTTTTATCTGCCTTTCAAGCTCTCTCGCAGAAGTGTTCTCAAGGTCATTATTTTCTGTCAGCTCTGTTCGCTCACTTTCGGAAAGTGAAGATAGAAGATAGAGTTTTTTTATTCCAATTTGTCTCCCCGAGGAGACAAATTCAGACGGCAGATTTTCCGCTACTTTTATGTATTTGTAGACACTCTGCCTGTTTATCTGTGTTTCCTGCTCGCAATACTCTCCAAAATCTGAGTACCCAAGCTCCTTGTAAAGCCTGCTGTCCCTCATTTCCTTAAAGCCCATACACATATCGTAAAGGCTCTGCTGTGCAAGCTGAGCTGAGGTCTTTATCCTGCGGTCAAGCTCAGCCGCCTTGATATATTCTGCCGATAGTTCGTTCATGCTGTTTTACGCTCCTTTCGTTTCTCAGCGAACACCCTGTCAAGATACCGCTGATACTTCTGTTCAAAGTCCTTTATCTCCTGCGGTTTGTCCTCGCCGCCGTTTTGTACCACGTTGTTCCTATACCCTCTGCACTGCACGATACCGCCGTATTGGTTCACCTCAACAGTATAGTAAGGCTTGTCAGGCTCAGAGGCTTTCCGCAGAAACATTATGCTGAGCTTTCCCATAGCATGGCGTTCTGCATATCCGCCCACACAATGGGAAAGTATCCTGCCCTCGTCCTCTATCTCTTTCAAACTGTGTGGCTGTCTGACAAGTAAGCCGTCTGCCGAAAATTCAAGGCAGACACGCTCTGCAAGCCTTTTTGTGAAGTTCTGCAAAACAAGCTCGTCATGCTCATAGTTGATGATCTGAGTAAGCCTGTTGTGTATTGCCCAGAAATCGTGTGGCAATGCTATCATTGTATCGTGAATGTTATACTCCAGTGTTTCGCACTGTTCCAGGTAATCGCTGTAATCAAGAGGTGTCATTTTCTGCTCGTGTATGTATCGTGCCACCCTTTGCGGTGTAAGACCTGTTATCCTCACAAGACGTTCAAGAGTGCCGTGTTCGTTCTTAAAGACCTTTGCTATATTCAATAAATCTTCTGGTCTGAGTTTTGGATATTCCTCACGATAGTCAAGATACTGCTCCCACAGATGTTCGCTGCCTTTGAGTGTCTTGAACTCCGTCTTGTTTAGTCCGAGCATTTTCAGCAGGTCATTACTTTTCCAGTTCACACGCTGAGAGAGCAGGAACTTTTCCTGATATCCCCACCAACCTGTGTATCTCACGCTTGTTACGTCATAGCCTTGTTTCATAAGATACTCAAGATTAGGATGCTTGCAATATGCGTGAAGATAGCATATAAGCATATTGCCGTGATAATGCTGATGTTGACTGTAACGCATATCCGATTTGTCTATGGCTTTGATGTTCAGTACCGAATAGGAATTATCGTAGTTATATCCCATACAGCACTTGCAAAAGACAGGCTCACGGAAGTCATTACGCACAGCCCAGTTGATGCCGTTATCACTGCCGTATCTCACCGAGCCGTCACGGGCGAACACATACCGCTGTCTTTCCACAAGGTCACCCGTTGAGTATCGGTGAAAGCAACGTGCAAAAAGCTCAGCACCCCTTGTGAGGAACACCACATAATTCTTAGCACCTCTGCCTTTCATCTTATCCATAAGCTCTTTATCCACCGCAGGAAAGCAGTAGATAAGAGCCTCTTTTCTTGTCTTTTTCATACTGCTACCTCAGAAGTCAAGCAAGCTGTCAAGTGACAAGCTGACAGGCGGTTTTGCTGTTTCTTCGCTGTCCGAGCCGTCGCCCAGGTCGATAGTCATATTGAAATGAACGTCCGCACCCTTGAAGTAAAATCTTACAGCTCTGCGGTAGACCTCGATATCCGAGATACTTCCCCCTGCACCCTTAACAGCGTTTTCTGCACACTCGGCGAAAGTCCTGTCCGTCTGTAGGACCGCCTGAGCGAACTCCTCGTTCTGCTCACAGAAAGTTTTGAGAGCCTCAAGAGTAGGCTTTGCAACCGCCTGCGCATACTTGCCAAGCTTAGCGGCAGACAGCTCCTGCGACAGCTTGTCCTGAGCTTTCTTTGTGTTAATGTTCATTGCCGTCACCGCCTCTCAGTTCTTCAAGCTTACATCTTGTGTCGAATATTTTTCCGTATGCCTCTCCGATATCAAAGGCTCTCTGCTCACATTCTGACATTCCCTCATAAACAGTAAGTATATTTGAGCAAGCTTCATCAGCAGTTTTGTATGCTTGACAAATCTGTTCTTTTGTGCTATCATCAATTTGAAAAGTGTTTTCTTTTTTCGTTGAGCTTGTACCTGTTGCCGCAGGTGCAGGCTCGTTTTCTTTTATGTAGCGGGCAAAATATCCGCCGCATTTATAGATTTTTTTGTTAAGCGGACATTGTCCACAGTTTCTATCTGCACTAGTGCAAATCTCTACCGCCTTTTCAAACTCCTCTTTTGTCATCATCGGTATCATCTTTATCCTCCCCATTTTCAAAACGTTTCTCCCAGTGCCTATCCACCACGCTCAGCACAAGATACATTACTACATCTATGCCTGCAAGCACGGCTATTGTTATCAGCAGTATTCCTACAATGTTCATTACCACTTTCCTTTCGCCTGTATCTCAACCTTGACCACAGGTCTTGCAGTTTCCTTCATTGCCTTCTCCAGTTCCTCACGGATTGCGGTTTCGGCGGTTTCTTTAACATTTCGATATAGTCCATAGATCGCCAGTGCAAACAGCGCCACGCACAGTGCTATGGCTGACGCATATCTGATGATCTCCAGCGTTGCTATCATGTTGTTCATTTTCTCACGTCCTTTCCGTAAAGCGTGCGGAGTTTTTTAAGCCTTTTCTCGAAGTTGTCGATATCAATACCCCACACCTCGTAGGCTATCTCGGTATTGACCGAGTGTGGCAACCATGACTTCACACCACGCTTTACCATTTCTTCCTTAACAGCTTTCTTGATCTTGATAGTCTGCGTTTCACCTGTGCCGAACAGCTCCTTGATATCCGAATTGGTTATTTCGGGCTTTTCATAGTACAGCCGCACTGCCATTTCAATGTCAGGTGACCTCATTTATCTCACCTCCTCGATTGTCAAAACATTCTCATGGGGACAAATAACACTTGCCTTTGTCAGAGCCTCGTACTGACTCTTTGCTGCTACTGTGAACACCCTTTTATAATGATACTGGTCTACTGTTGTTACTTTGTACATTTTCATTGCTTTGTCCCTCCTCTTTGGGTTTTCTGTCATTTCTGCTTCCAGCGAACATATCCTGCAAGCATTGCTAGTTATCATAAGCGACAACGGAACTGTGTTGTCAAGCCCTATTAGCATACATATACCGAATGCAAGCGGACTTGCTAGACACAACGCAATACCGAGATAGTACGCTATCTTTTTCAAATTCAACGTTTGCCCTCCTCATATTGTGACCTTGTTACAATCAGCTTTCCGTCAAGAGTCCAATACTGAATGACCTCTCTACAGGGGTCATCTTCTGTTCCTGCACCTTTCAAGGCTCTTGTTACGATCACCTGCTCAACCCTAGCACTGTCACACCCTCTGGGAATAGCAGTAATTTTCTGTTCCACTTTCTCACCTCTCATTTTCTGTCCGTTCAATCGGACTGTTAGCTGTTGACATTTTCAGCGTTCTGAGTATAATTAATGTCAAGGACTTCATTGATAGCCGCTTCAATCTTGTTTGACTTGATCTCACCTGTCATTATCTTATACAGGTTTGATGTGTCGAGATAAGTTTCAGGAAGAAGCTTCTTGACTTCCTCAATGAGCCACTTCTGTGTCTTGTTGAGTTTAACAAGACGTACCTTGACTTCCACGCCGTACTCAGTCAGCGGTCTTTTACGTTCACTAATAATTAACACCACCTTTGCATAATATTCACACTAATATGTGTTTTACGTATTGACAGTTACGTTTAAATGTAATATAATATATTTACCAGATACAAATATTACGCTCTTGCGTATTGCCTTGACTGTATTATATTACACTTTTGCGTAATTGTCAAGTGAAAATTACTCTTTTGCGTAATTTTGTTATATTACACAAATTAT